CGAAAGGTAGGCCGTCATGGCCGTCTATTCGGTCTCACAAAAGTACATAGTTGACAACTACGCGGTTGTCGTACTACTTACAAACGCAGACCCGTTAGAGGTTGGTCAGTCTTTTACCCTTGCGGGTATCGACGCAACCTTTAACGGTTCTTACACAGTCCACGCGCTACCACCGTTTCGGTTTTTAGGCGTTGACGAATACGGGTTTTTTTTGTATGACCCCGAACAGCCAATCCAGCACCAAGTGTTGTTTGCTAAGACCGCGGACAATGTCATTATTAGCCCGGCTACTGGCACCCTTACAACAACACCTACTTGCACATGGATAACGGCAGATAGTCAAGTCGAAGATTGGTTAGGAATAGGAACAGCAACCGCAGCAGACCAAACGTTTATTACCCAATGCCGTTTAGCTGCCAACGAATTTTGTTTCCGACGCCGGCAGGAAGCAGGCTACAAAGACAGCCTTACCACGGTGCCGAACGCGTCCGTAACCTTGGGAACCGTTGCTTATGCTGGGTTTTTGTACCGTCAACGCGGTGCAGTAACCGACTTTGCAGGGTTTGACGGTTTAGCCGCTGGCGGGTCTATGGGCCTTAGCCCGATGATTAAACAATTGTTGGGCATTGACAGGCCCGCGGTGTTTTAATGCCTGTTGCATACACCGACCTATTTAACGAGGCCTTAGACGACCTTACAGCCACGTTACAGACCGTTACAGGCTTGCAGGTAGTCAACGACCCGCGCAACATTGTGCCGCCATGCGCTTTTATTGACGCCCCATCGTTTGAAGCGTTTAACTACAACATCGTAAAGATCACGTTTCCCGTGCGCCTAATTACCCTTGGCCCGGGCAACCTCGACGCTCAACGTTCGCTAATGAACATGGCGGCAAAAGTGTTAGGCAAAAATGTGGCGGTTACCAGCGGCCGCCCAACCATTGCCATAATCGGCGGTAGCGAATTAGCGGCGTATGATCTTACTATTGAAATGCAAGCCCAATCAGGTTAAGGCGGTTACATGTACTACATCATTAAAAGCCCTCGAATTGGTGAGGTTGGCACAGAGTACGAACCGAAGCCGGGCACAAACGTACCCGCCCTTTTGTGGGGCGGTTTTATTGCCGAAGTAAACGACGAGCAACCCGACGAAGTATCCACACCCGCACCAAAAAAAGGTGCTAAAAATAAGAAAGCAACGAAAGAGAGTTAAACACCATGGCAACCAGCACCTACTTAGCAACCCCGGGCGTTTCGGTAAACAGCGTTTCGCTAACCGACCAATGCACAGCAGCCGTATTTACGCACCGTTTTGACCAGTTGGAAAACACCACTTTTGGACAGACGTCGCGCCAGTACCAAGCAGGATTGGGCAACCACGAAGTTACTCTTACCCTTTACCAGTCCTACGCAGCAAGCGAGACCTACGCAACGTTGGCCGCACTTGTTGGCAATAGCGACATTGACGTAATTGTTGACGCAGCAGGGGAACTTTTTACCCTTACAAATTGCGCGTTGCTTGAAATGCCAGTTGTTAACGCCGCTTTGGGCGAACTTTCCACTATCGACATTACGTTTGTTGGTGGCACTTACAGCGTTGCATAATTAGCGCCGAACAATCGGCCCGACACGAAAGAAGGCATACATGCAATTAACACTTGAAGTAACTAACCACGAAGGCACGTACCAAGTAAGTACAAACCTTTTTACCATTGTGCTATGGGAACGTCGTTTTAAACGCAAAGCGGCCGACATGGCAAATGGTATTGGTGTTGAGGACTTGTTGTTTTTGGCTTGGGAAGCAAGCAAGCAAGCAAAAATTGTTGTGCCGTCAGAATTCGACACGTATTGCAAACAAGTAACAAACATTGAAGTAACCGCACAAGAGGCCCCAAACCCTACCCAAGCGGCACCTACCGCCGGCAATTAGCCGAACTGTTAGTCGCAACAGGGTGGGCGCCGCATTGGTATTCGCAAATATTTGACGCGCAAGACTTAGCAACGGTGGCTAAAGTTTTGGGGGACAGAAACAAAAGGTAACCCCATGGCGCAACCAGTTTTACAGGTAAAAGGTATTCAAGAAACCTTAGCGCTATTGCACAAAATAGACCCGTCCTACCGGCGCACAATCACTAAACGCATAAAGCGAAGCGGTGAAATAATCCTTAACGAAGCCCGCAGCATGGTGGCCCATTTTGACAACAGCAAAGGCAACGGCGCCCCATTGTCGGGCATGGTTCGAGGCAACCTAGTTAAAGGCCGTGAAACTAACTGGCGAACCCAGCAAGTACAAAAAGGTTACAAAATTAAAGTAGGTGTACGCCCAAGCCGTGAACGCTATGTAGATTTCAACCGTGGCGGTTACACCGAACAAGTAGTTTTTGGTGCCAAGCCTTACCGTTTAATGGTTGTGCAATCAACCGACCCAGCGGGCGTGATCTATGACCATGCCGGCCGAAACGTAAGCAGCCTATTTGTGGCGAACCTAAACAGCCAAGAAGGCGGCCAACCGCGTGTTATTGACAAGGCTGTAACTAAGAACCGTGACGCCGTGCAAAACGACATACAATCGGTTATTAGTGACGTTGAAAAACGCACAAACACGCAACTAAAGCAGAGGGTTAAGTAATGGCAATTAACATACCGATTATTACGTCGTTTGTTAATACTGGCGTACAGGCAGCCGACAAACAACTTAAGGCGTTTGGTACCAGCGCGAAAAACGTTGCGGGTGCGGTAGCGGGTTTTAGCCTTGCGGTAGGCACTGTTAAGAGTGTGATCGGCCCGATGATTACGGCCGCGTCAAACATGCAAGAAGCGTTAAGCAAAGTAAACGTTGTGTTTGGCCGTGGCGCTAAAGAAGTTGAGAATTTTGCCAACAGCGCGGCTAGGAACCTTGGCCAATCAAAGCAAGCAGTTTTGGACGCTGCCGGGGTGTTTGGCACGTTTGGTAAAGCAGCGGGTTTAGCGGGCACGGATTTGGCGCTATTCAGCAACGATTTCACAACGCTTGCTACCGATTTAGCGTCGTTCAATAACACAAGCCCCGAGGAAGCCGTACAGGCCATTGGCGCCGCTTTACGTGGCGAAGCCGAACCTTTGCGCCGTTTCGGTGTTTTGCTTAATGACGCAACCCTAAAACAAGAAGCAATGGCCCTTGGCATTTACGACGGGTCAGGCGCTTTAACAGCACAACAAAAGATTTTGGCCGCGCAAGCCGCTATTTACAAACAGACCGGCGACGCCCAAGGCGACTTTATTCGAACAAGCGACGGACTAGCCAACAGCCAACGAACCTTGTCGGCAACGTTTGAAAACGTTAAAGCAAACATGGGTGCAGCGTTTATTGAACAAGCAGAAACAGCAACCAAAAACATTACGTTTTTAGCGCAAGCGTTTGAGCAACTACCAACGCCAGTAAAAGAAAGTAGCAACGAATTAAGCGGTTTTACAGGCTTTTTAAGAAACATGCAAAACCCGCTAAGCCAAATTTGGTTTGGTTTAGGTAAGTTGCGCGAAGCATTTGAAAACACGAAAGAAACTGGCGCGTATAACGAAAACCTTAAAAACAGCGCGCAACAAACCATGCGTTTAGCCGACGCCGCAGGACTGGCAAAAAAAGAAGCAAGCGGTTTAGACGACAAAGTAGGCGGCGCAACCAAAAAACTTAGCGACCTTTACGACGTAATAAAAGACAAATTGGCCGACGCCCTTGACGACGCGAAAGATCAACTAAAAGACGCACAAGACGCGTTTAGAGATTTTGGGCAGAGCGTTTCGGACGGCATAAAAGCAGGGTTTAGTTTCGCCGACGCTAAAGAAGCCGGCGTAGAAACTGGCGGCGGTTTTCTAGCCGGGCTACGCGACCAAGTAGACGGGGTAAAACAATACGCAACCAACGTAGACACATTGTTAAAGCGCGGCCTAAGTGAACAAGCCCTAAGCGAAGTGCTAAATGCTGGTTCGGAAGCGGGCGCGGCCATTGCAGCCGAATTGGTAGCGGGTGGCCAAGAAGCCATTACAGGCCCCAACGGTGTAAACGCATTAGTCGAGACCGTACAAAACGTGGCAGCCAAACTAGGACTAGATAGCGCGGAACGTTTCTACCAAGCAGGCGTAGACCAAGGCAAAGCCCTAGTTGCTGGACTTGAAAGCGTCCTTGCCAAATACGAACAGATTTTAAAAAACCCGAACCTAAGCACCAAACGCTTAAACGCGCTATTGCAGCAAGCCCAAACTGACATTGCGTTTACGCAGATAACAGCCGGGCAAACAATTGCGACGCCAGCGCCTACGGCCTCAAGCATTGCCAGCGTCAACCAAGCCAAGGCAGCACGAACAGGTGGCGCCCCGGTAACGGTAAACGTTAATGGCGGGTTGGCTACTAGCGCCGAAATTGGCAAGGTAGTGACCAACAGCCTTAAAGCGTACGCACGGCAAACAGGCCCGCTAGAAATACCGACGGTTGGTTATAGATAATGCCCGGTACAGCAATTGCCCAAGCCGGCAATTATTCCCTACTGGTTGACACGGGTTACGACGTCAACAGTTTTACCCTTGACAGCGCAACTAAGGGTTTACTTGGTGGCACGTTTCCATTAGGCCCCGGTAGCGACTTCGCCGACGTCACCGACAGCACAACACAAATAAGCATTAAACGCGGTAGGCGCGACATTGGCGACCAATTCGGTGCTGGCACCATGACATTTACCATTAACGACGTGG